TCCTTGCGGACGGTAGCCTTCCTAGTATCATCGCCAGCGGCGCACGAGCATGCTCGTGCCCCGCTTAGTGTATGTACTGACCGAAAAGGCTTCAGCCACTTTATAGTGAACTGAAGCTTGTTGGTGTATCCCAGTAGGGAACTGCACGGAAGATTTATGTCCTTCGGTAAAATACCGAAGAAGCATAGACCAACCGTCAATTTCCTTATTAATTACTGGGGACTTAATATCCGTAACGTAGTACTCGAGCTTTTGCAAGCTCTTGTTCCAACGACGGCGTTTAGGTTTCGCACCATCGGGCGTTTCTCTAAGACTAGGGCATGTCAAAGACATGCTTGCGTCAGGTATCTCACGATAAACGTGAAGTAACTCTCTTACGATCAAATCGTAAGTAAGGAAACGCTTCCTATCATAGAAGGAATTCGCGTAAGCGATCCAACTAGTATAGGTTTCAGGGCGAGGTGAGGACGACCAGACAGTCCGCAAACGGACTGGAGTGACGTTGATGCCATTGAAAGCATCGGTGCCACATGACTCTCTAAAGAGTCCACTGGTACAGCTCTTGTCACGGTTTACCTTTAAACCAAATGACTCGAGATGTTTGATCGCGTCTCCCGCGTAAGCGGTTGGAACGATTACGTCGTCACCATACACAAGTATACGCTCTCGCGTATACGCGTCAGGTGCACCCGCGGCCAAGATTGCCCAGACAGTTAGCGCCAATATAGGGAAGCATAAACAGCTACCCATTGGAGCGAACTTCTGAAGCTCAAGTCTTGAACCGTCAGGAAGCACCGTTGATGATGACCTACATGCCATGAGATAATCAAAGATTGTCTCAGGGAATAGCAGGCGAACTAGACCAACAGATACCCTATCAGAGGCCTCATTGAGGTCTAAGGTAGAGTAACGACCAGTGCTGGACCCCAAAAGGGCCCCGAACTGATTCGGTTGCTGGTCTGTGAAGTGGACATTAAACTTTGTAAGTTTATGCCGCTCCACTAGCTCGACAATGGCTCTGCCCAATCCTTGTTGAATCCATTGATAATCAACGGGTTCGCAAGAGATGAGGCGGGGCCCGCGTGAGTCCTTCGGGACGAGCAATACTCGTGCCGGAAGGTCCTCATCAGTGACAGAAGCGAATGTCTGCCACCGGTCACAGACATGTCCAATCGATGAACAGAAATATTCATCGAAAGGATAATGTTTAGTGATGTTGGCCGAAACATTAGTCCAACGGTACTTATCCCAGAGTCGTTGCTTTGTAGCAACAGCTCCAGGTCCGTGCCGAGGGATTACATCTTTCGGATCAAACGAGACGAACAACCTCGATAAGAGATTGCGCGCTCGCCGCGTTATTGCCACAAGATCAAGAGTATCTTGATTAAGATACTCGCGATTGCGGTAATAATGATTAACAGCTGCTTCGAGTTGATCGAATAGCTGATGATTAGTCTTGATGTCATCCTCAGTTTTAACAAACTTTTGGATAACCGCTTGTTCTTGATCATCAGTGAACGGGAGTTCGTATTTGTAAAACAAATACAAGATCTCACGAATCACCTTGACGCAGTCAGCACAAGGATGCTGAAGCATTCTGCCGTCTGGTCCGAGAACCTTATTGAAGAACTCACCTAGAAAGCTAGGAAGTTCACTACCGGGCTGGGGTTTAAATCCCAGACCAGTAGAGTTCAGTGGGGTATCTCCTGCAAGAGCTTTATCAAAAGCCTTGCCCAGACGCGGAAGGGTTTTCGTTAGAAAACCCATGCCTTCAGCCCGTACACGTTTGAAGACCTTTTCAGAGGTCTTCTTACATGCACGAGTGTTGAACACCGATCCATGAGCGTTTGAGACGTCATGGAGCAGTGCTGCGATGATGGTTATTTCTATCATCTATGGCTATTATGGCATCCCGAAAGGGAATGTCTCCATAGTCGCCCAGTACTACACCATGACTCCAACCAACGTCTCAACTATACCTATGTCAAAAAACACAAGTACAACACAGTTCGAACCTTCACTACCAAACGGCATAACACGCAAGTTAAAGCATGTTATGTTCGTCCAGTGTGAAAATTTGAACGGTGTATCAGGGGTCCTAGACTCAGAAACCGACATTAGTGGTGATATCGACTGCTATGTGCAGAAGTGCTACATTACTGTTGACAGTAATGGCGCCCTACGCATAGAGAAGGCATCACCCCAATATGTTCGGTACCTGAACGTTAGTGACCTTTGAGTCAAGACGTCGTATAGCGGGGGACACCTACGGAGGCCTTGAGGTTTTAAACTCAGGGCAGACGTAGGCTACCCTGCTATACGATGAACTGCACACTTTCGGGAATTTGACCATTTAGATGGTGCCCGAAAGGAGTGCAGCAGCACCGCTACCCGTGCCATCATACAGAATTGTCGTATTGGCGCCAAGTGACGCCATAAACGATAAAAGTTCTGCGATGACATGGGTCGGTTCAGTGTTTGCGGTCAGGGCTCCCGTTGGGGAGTCGAGCACGCAATACGCTGAAACGACAACAGGGGTTTCGCTATCGACCGACGAGATGACAGTTTTGTCAAATCGGCAGACGGAGCGACGCCGCTTGTTGAGACCACTCCCTGTTTCACTATGTTGAATAGTGAGACGATGGGGTGAAGACGGAGCTTCGCCAATTGCGGCGAAGACTGTCTTGCGGTCGCTGGTCGACAGGCGCTGGAATTCAACTTCCGTGCCGGCCGAGTTCTTGATTTGGTTTGTGTCCAGTGTATTACTGAGCATTGTTGTTTTCGTTATTGGTGGTATGCTGTACCACCGCAGGCCACTTAGTGGCGACGAGAACGCCTTCTTCGTGATAACACTAAAGAGGCGCCCAGACTGAATTCATTTGGATTCAGCCCGCTCAATTCAATTGAGCTAAGTGTCGGCATCTCACAGTGACGGCGATAAGCCGTCTCTGTGATAACCGGCGCAGATACGGGTGGCCTCCAGGAAGAGTATGTAGGATCGTGTATCGTTCCTCCGTCAAAATATTGAACGGTGAATGATACACGCCTACTTCTCCTAACAGACCACAGGTATCGTAGTATGTTGATCTGCGGTTCCAAGTTCCGTGACTTCAATTGACTGAGAAACGAACCAACGTTCGCTAACCAGTCAACAACGAATGACCACGGGATGGCATTCCAGATGATCTGAGGGTTAAGATTAACCCCTAGACTATCCAGAAGGCCTAACAACTGAGCATGCTCAGTCTGATATGCAGTATAAATATAATTATACTGCATCTCTGCATGGAACACTGTCGGTTGATTGGTGACATATCGAGTTGAACGCCCAAACGTATAAGGGTTGTTAACGCCATTATTTGGCGGAAACGCCCAAAACGTCTGAGAGTCCTCACGAGTATCACCGTTCTCATCCAGACGACGCATATAATGCGAGGTCTGAGTTTTACCGGCACGAGACAGTAAGTCGTTTACACGTCTTTCTGTCTCAGCGAGTGCTCGGCGTATGCCAAGCACATCGTCGATCAACGGCAGTATGTTAAACTTCGTTTGAAGATGAACATCTGCCGCACCACGGACTATCCCTCGAAGGGTACTTTGGCCACTCGTAATAAAAAGCTTACGAGTGACAAGGTCCTTGAGGAACTTTGGGAACGTCTTGAAGTCTTTCAACTCAAAAAGTGAGTTAAGAAGCGACAAGTTCTCCTTGACCGCTGGATACATGGACCGCAAGGCCCATCTATTCAGTTGATCAAGGTCAGCAGGTTGAGGAATAAAACCTCCATCTGCACGTTCTTCCAAATACGAAGGAAGACCCGATAACGGGTCAAACTCCGTGCCGAACAAGGGAACTGTTGCACCATTGGACTGAAATCCAAAGGTGGCAGTACGCGCGTCACTAGTACTCGCTGTATGAATATCAGGAAAGAAATCCTGCTGTTCTGCGTTGAGTACTAAGACACCTGGAATATTCGGTTTAGAAGACCTGAACATTTTATAATGTTCAAAGTTCTTCCATTCCGATTTGACTCCAGAGCTGTTGGGTGTCATCTTCTCATGAAGCCAGACGTAGTCTGGTATCAAGAAAGGATTCGACTCAACCCGACTGTTGGCGTCTCCCCCACGAAAATATTCGTAGGAAGAGAAACCACCAGGCTCACTGCGTCTGCGTTCCTTTACGGTCATACTACTGGATTGTCGAAACTAGTTCAACATTTAGGGTGACGCCCAACAGGGGCG